CTCAAATCGCTGGATGTCAAAAACAAATCAGAGATTTGGAATCGGAAATTCAAAGAGTTACCGAACAACTTGCAAACAGAAATATTGAGCATGACAAATTAGCTGAACTCAAACAAAAACTAAAGAGTACACAAGATAAACTTTCTGAGAAAAGAGAAGACATCTTCTATCATGACTTCACCTATAGTCTTCTAAAAGACGGGGGAGTAAAATCAAAGATTATCAAGAAGTATCTTCCTCTTATTAATCAACAGGTTAATAAGTATCTACAGATGATGGATTTCTACATCAACTTTAAGTTGGATGAGGAATTCAACGAGACAATCCAATCCCCTATTCACGATGATTTCTCGTATTCTTCATTCTCTGAAGGAGAAAAGATGAGGATCGATCTGGCATTGTTGTTTACCTGGAGAGAAGTTGCCCGGTTCAAGAATAGTGTTAATTGTAATCTCTTAATACTTGATGAGATATTTGATTCTTCACTGGATGGTATGGGAACTGATGAGTTTCTAAAAATTATCCGGTTTGTAATCAAAGACGCAAACATCTTTGTAATCTCACACAAAGGAGGTCTAGAAGACAAATTCCAAAGTGTCATAAGGTATGAAAAGATTAAAGGTTTTTCCACTATTGTTTCCTGAGAACCACCGTATCCTAATGAATAGACCAAACTGGCAACATCATTCCAGGAAGGAAAAGAAGAGAAAACTTAAACCCCAAGCGATGAGGGCAAGGAAAGAAGCCCTCCGCCACTTCAAGAAGTGTCACCCAACCTCCCCCAAAAAGGGAGGTTCTTTTGTATTATAGCTACATACCAAACCAAAACCTATGACCGTCAACCTAGAAGTCAAAGGAAATGTGGCTCGTCTCTTGGCCACTGAGAACCTGATTGTTGAAAATAAGAAAGTACATACTGCATCATTTAATGTTGAGACCCGTGTTCTGACCCTACCTTTGTGGCAAAAGTCATCTAATGAAGTCTACGACCTTCTGGTGGCTCATGAAGTCTCTCACGCCTTATATACACCTAATGAAGATTGGGATTCAGCAGTCCCACACCAGTTTCTGAATGTGGTAGAGGATGTTCGTGTAGAGAAACTAATTAAACGTAAATTTGCTGGTTTATCTAAAACCTTCTATCGTGGTTACCAACAGTTTTATGAGGAAGACTTTTTTGAAGTAGAGGGTAAGGACATCAATAAGATGAACCTTGCTGATAAGATTAATATTTACTCCAAGATTGGTAGTTTCCTTCCAGTAACCTTTACAGAAGAAGAACAAGAAATTGTAGATCTTGTCAATATGGCAAATACATTTGATGAGGCACAGGTTGCTGCTCTTTGTCTCTACAAATTCTGTAAAGAGGAGAGTGACAAGGAGAAGGAAGAAGCAGATGTTCAACTTCCTAATAGTAATAGTGAAGAGAAGCAACCTGTTTCAGATTCTGGTGAAGAATCCCAACCCGTTGATAGTCAACCTCAAGACACAGAAGAAGAGGAAGATGAAGGCCAAGGTGGTACAGGAGAACAAGGTGAGCAACTCTCACAAAGTGATGACCTTGAAGTAGAAACTGACACCGCATCCACAAATAACATTCAAGATCTGGTAGATAGTAATGCATCTTCTAGTCAATACCTTGAGTTTGCAGATCTAGATCTCACTAAGATTATTAACTCTAATAAGGAAGTTCATGATTATCTTGAGGACTTCTGGAAACCTTATTCGGAAGAGGATTTCTCATTGGCAGATAGGAAGTATGAAACCTTTAAGAATTCATCTCAAAAGGAAGTAAATTATCTGGTCAAAGAATTTGAGATGAAGAAGGCGGCAAGTTCTTATGCCCGTGCATCTGTATCACGTACAGGAGTTTTGGATTGTACCAAACTTCATACCTACAAATACAATGAAGATCTCTTTAAGAAAGTAACTATACTCCCTGATGGAAAGAATCATGGTCTGGTTTTTGTTCTTGATTGGTCTGGTTCTATGAATAGTGTCTTGGAGGATACTGTCAAACAACTCTACAGTTTGATTTGGTTCTGTAAGAAAGTTGGTATTCCTTTTGGGGTCTACACATTTACTGAACAATTCAATACGGTTCCTGTTGAGTATGACAAATTTGGTCGTATTGAACCCGAACCCTATTACAATAGAACAAAAGGTTCTTTCCACATTAGTAATGATTTTTCGTTGATGGAGTTCTTTACATCCAATACCTCTCAAAAGGTTCTTGACCGTCAGATGAAGAATATCTACAGGGTTGTGATTTCTCAACGTCATTATGATTCTCCTTTGGAGGCTCCTCGTCTGGGTCTTTCTGGAACTCCTCTGAATGAAACTATATTGACTCTTCGTCAACTTATTCCTTCTCTTCAAAGTAAGTGGAATGTTGAGAAAATTCAGTGTGTGATGTTGACTGATGGTGAATCAAATCACCTCACTGCAGATCGTTGGATTTCTAGAGAAGAAGAAGTTTATATTTGTAATCGTGATCCTGGCTATACTGGTCGTTGGTCCAGGCGTCGTCTTCATCCAACTAGAGACTTTATTCGTAATCGTAAATCTGGTGTGACCTATGCAGTCTCTCCAAAGTACTGGGATTTTACCAATACACTTGTACAGTGTGTGAAAGATGAACTCCCTTTTGTCAACTTCATTGGTATTCGCCTACTCAATGGTCGTGATGCGCATGAATTTATTCGTAAATATAATGGTCATAGTCTTGAAAGTGGTAAATTGATTGGGGAATGGAAAAAGAATAAAAGTATTTCTCTGAAAATGGTTGGATATGATGCATACTTTGGTATTTCATCCAACTCACTTTCTACTGATACTACTTTTGATGTTGATGAAGGTGCCACCAAGGCAAAGATTAAATCTGCATTCATCAAGTCTCTAAAGACCAAAAAACTAAATAAGAAAGTTCTAAACGAGTTTGTAGAACTGATCTCCTGACCAGTTTCTAAACAGTCCACTCTGCCCCCTGACTCTGCCTCACTCTGCCCTATAATAAACAAGTAAACAAAGACCCCCCTAACATGGCATTGTCCACAGAATACATCGTCACATCTCTTCAAAACCTTTATGGTGAGACTGTGACCTCTGGTGATGTTCGTGCCTGGTGTGCAATGAATGGTACCACCTATAATACCGTTAGTAAAAAACTAGATGAATATAAAGTTAGTCGTGGGAAGTGGAACCTGACTGCTCAAGAAAAACTAGAACAAACTTATCAAGCTCCTACTGCTCTTCCTGCAGTTGAACAAAATCTTATTCCAAAGAAAGATGATACTTTCGTCAAGTTTGGTAACTTTAATGATATTAAAAAAATTATTAAGTCCAATCTATTTTATCCAACGTTTATTACGGGTCTGTCGGGTAATGGTAAAACGTTATCTGTTGAACAGGCTTGTGCTCAACTTGGAAGAGAACTGATCCGTGTAAACATTACTATTGAAACAGATGAAGATGATCTTATTGGTGGCTTCCGTCTTATTGATGGGAACACCGTCTGGCACAATGGCCCAGTCATTGAGGCCCTCGAAAGGGGAGCCATCTTGCTCCTTGATGAGTTGGATCTCGCCTCAAACAAAATCCTATGTCTTCAATCAGTCCTTGAGGGGAAAGGAGTTTTCCTCAAGAAGATTGGTAGGAACGTTTCCCCAAAGACAGGTTTTAACATCTTCGCAACAGCAAACACTAAAGGAAAAGGATCTGACGACGGACGATTTATTGGTACTAATGTGCTCAACGAAGCATTTCTTGAGCGATTTCCAATAACCTTTGAACAAGAGTATCCTTCAACTGCTATTGAACAGAAGATCCTTGAAGGTGTATGTCTAGAACTTGGTATTGAAGATAGTTCATTCGTCAAGTATCTCTGTGACTGGGCAGACATTATTCGTAAGACCTTCTATGATGGTGGTGTGGATGAAGTCATCTCTACCCGTCGTTTGGTTCACATCATTCGGGCTTACAGTATTTTTAATGATAAGTCAAAGGCTATTGGAGTTTGCCTGAACCGATTCGATGACGAGACAAAACAGTCCTTTATGGAATTGTATGACAAGGTTGATGCAGACTTTGTTATTCCTACAGAGGAAACTATTCTTGTTAACTCATCAACTCCTGTTGACAGTTCCACAGACTTTTGATATAATTGGGGGAGGTAATACTGCCTTTCCTTTATTATGGACAGCATAACTTTTATTAATGGATTACATATGGATGACAAAATTGAATTGACTGACCTTAAACCATCTCCCACTAGAAAGTACAGTGAGGACAAAATCTTGAAAGAGTTGTCAGATTATATTTCTGGCACATACAATCAGCATTATTCTGTTGGTACTGATAGAGTACAAACACTTGACCTCATTGAAGCCTGTGGAGATGGTGAATCATTCTGTCGGTCTAACATTCTAAAGTATGCCTCTCGATATGATAAGAAAGGTACAGCAAGACGTGACATCTTAAAGATTCTGCATTACGCAGTTCTTCTGTTACACTTCAATGACAAAAACGCACAACGTGAAACTTACCCTCAATGACAATGAAACTCTCTGACAAGACTGTAAACATCCTGAAGAACTTCTCTTCTATCAATCAGTCTATCCTTTTCAAGGAAGGTAATAAACTCCGAACTATTTCGGTGATGAAAAACATTCTGGCAGAGGCTGAGATTGATGAGGATTTTCCTAGGGACTTTGGTATCTATGACTTGAATCAGTTTCTTAATGGTTTGAATCTTCATGCTAGTCCTGACCTGGACTTTGATAATGAAGGATATGTTGTCATCAAAGAAGGTCGCTCTCGTTCCAAGTATTTCTTTGCTGATAAGAATGTTATCGTGACTCCTCCTGACAAAGATATCACTCTTCCTTCTGAAGATGTTGCCTTTGATCTGGATACCCAGCAGTTGGATAAACTCCTCAAGGCTGCAGCCGTTTATCAAGTACCCGATCTCTCTGTCGTTGGTGAGAATGGTGTTGTTAAAGTGGTTGTCCGTGACAAGAAGAATGACACATCAAACAACTTCCAAATTGTTGTTGGTGAGACAACTTCAGAGTTCTTCTTCAACTTCAAAGTTGAGAATATTAAGATCATTCCTGGAACATATGAGGTTGCTGTATCCCAGAAACTCCTGGCCAAGTTCACTAACAAGAACTATGACTTGCAGTATTACATTGCATTGGAACCTGATTCCACCTTCGGAGGTTGATGTGACACAGTGGGAACTGACATACAGACTCCCCACCACGGGGAGTAAGTATCATAAAATGATTGTGGAAGCAAATTACCAACATGATGCAAAAAAGATTGCACAGGCTCAAGTTCCCTCTGCCACGATTTGTGGTGGAGCCAGACGTGTCCGTTGATATTCCTATGAGAATTATAGGTAGTATCACTGTGATTGCTGCCTACTTTGTAGTCTTACATGTGAATGTGTTAGCAGGTGTTGTAATGAACGTTATAGCAGATTGTTTATCAGTTCCCTACTTTGTGAGAACTAAATCATGGGATGTAGTTATTATGCTAAGTTTTTTATTAGCAATCAGTTTCAGTAAATTATTAACATGACAAATTGGAAAGAAAAATATAATGAATTGACGGATTCTGAACTCAACAAAATTGCAGTTCTTCGTGTCATGGAATGTACTAATGGAATTATTCAACATTCATTTAGAGATAAATCTCCTGATGCATTATCTGTTGAAGAGACAAGAGCAACAATGAAGTTCAGTATGTCATGTATGAAGAACATGGCAATTCCTCTTAAAGAAGAAACCATCACATTCAAACCTGCAACAGAAGAACTTCTTCGTCGGGCCAGAGAACTATACGTCAGTGGTGTCAAACAGGGTAATGATGAGGACTTCAAAGAGTTCATGGAAATCTCTAAAGCCACTGCACAAGTATGTGGTATGAGAAGAATTATTGACGCCAAGAAGATTCTTGAACAAAACGTTGACGTGTTTCCCCCAGGTACATTAGATTGGGGTGTAAGTTACCTTATGCAATTCTTTACTGATGAATATCTTCGCGACTTCTTCCAATCCGGTGGATTCGGCAATAGTCCTTCCTGACAAACATATTGTAAAGATGCCCTTAGAGACCTGTCAGATGCTCTCTATCGTCTGTTCAGACAAGTGGGGGCATGGTTATGGTACTTTGCCTAAAGCAGACGGTAACCCCTATGC